GCCGTGGACCGTGGACCTGTTCGGTCTTCGTTATTTCTAATCATTTTCACCTCGTATTGTAATTAGATTATTCTTTGTTTTTCTTCTGATATCTATCAGGTTCGTAAAAAGCATTTTCTATCTGAATATGTTCTGGCTCTATAAAATTATTTTGTGTTGATTCATAAGAACCAAAGTATGCAGTAGATTTCTTTTTTCTTTCATAAGTATTTGAATATGTTTCTGATATGCTAGCAGTGTCTGTTGCTCCGAGCTCACCTACTGTGCCGCCACCCATTCCGGTTACTGCTCCAAGATCTCGTCCTCCACCAATACCACTAGTATCTGATAACTGAACACTGTCAAGTGCATCATTGACTGCCGCCCTTCTTGCAATCTCTGCTTGAACTTCTTCAAAACTTTTTTGAGCATTAAGCTCTGATGAGATACCAGCATTCATCGCAGCAGCTTTATCAAAATCACTAAGAGCCGGTATTTTAGCTCCTATTTGCATCTCTGCAAAATCATACACTATCTCTACCGAATATTCTATAAAATCATCGGAGTCATATGCTAGATCTCCCCAAGAAACACTTTTTATCTGAGGATTGTGTAGAATCCAAGTTTCAACTGACTTTGTACCATCAGGTGTCAGTTGGTGTATTTTAATTGATTGGTTGTTCGTTCCACCCTTCTTAGCTGAATTTAAAACCTGTGCCATGTTGGTATCTGCTGCGCCATGAAGACCTGTACCAAACGAGTTTGCTATTGTTGATGCCTTTTCTGGAGCTGAGAGTTCTCTTTGTGGGCCGTCTTTTGCAATTGGTCCATTTGCCCTTGTAGGAATATTGTATCCAGAATATTTCAACATTCTTTCAAGCATAATAGCTGTTGAAACTGTTTGATGTCCTTCCGGTTTTTGCCCCGCCATATCAACAAAAGTTATTTTTACCGGTTGCCATGTAACGATGCCCGGATATTTAAACTTATGATTGATGAGTTGATACTCTTTTATATCAACATCAGCTGTTGGTTTGGAACACGTCTTTACACTGGTTAAAATAAACCCGCTACCAAGTTCAACAAGGAAGCGAGATTTACGTTTAGGTTCTACGTCAACTGATGTCCAAAATGCCATGAGTTACTCCTCTCTTAAGGAAGAGCTGGTCCATTGGCATTAAAGAATCCGGTACCAGTTCCTTCAGTAACACTAGTATCACATTCAGCCCAATCATATCTTAGGGTGAGGTCTACTGTTGTCAAATCATCATTTTCATAATCAAGATCCGAGAAGGATATTTTTTTGATAAATGGATGATGCAAGGTCCAAGTTTCAACTGGTCTATCATCTGCATCGATTTGAACAATTTTAACTGTATTTAGAGCAGCTTTTGACTTGCTCTTCGACTGGGTTACTAGACCGCCTTCTTCTGTTTTTGGCAACCGATATCCTGATCTCTCATGGATATTGCTTAAAATAGCAACCGCATCAGGCGAAACAGGATCAACAAGAGTCAAACTGATTTCTTGCCATTCTGTTTTTCCGGGCCAATAAAAAGAGTGTCCCATAAATACATGCTTTGATTCGGCTACTGTAAAATTGGGCTTCTGAACTTTTTTTGCCCACCAAACTGTAGAATCACCTTCGACGTTGGCTTGTCCGCCATTTGCTCCTACAGCAAATCCATTAATGATAACCTTAAATCTAAAATTTCTTTTCGGGTCTTTAGCGTCACCCCCTGTTGTCCAAAATGCCATTATGTAGTTCTCCTATTAATACTATTATAACTAGACTGCTATACGAAATCCGCACCAGTTTTTGTGATGACGAAGTCGATAGCTATATACTCAATCGCTCTTGCAGGCTTAAGGAATACTTTAGCATACAAGATATTTCTATCAATGAGATCTGGCGTAGTAGTGGTCTCATCAAGAATAAGTTTGTAATCGGTCAACCCGAATCGGTTTTTAACATCTGCAAGGATTGGCTCTGCCCTTCCTTTAAAATCTGCCCATGTTGCTGGTACGTTGTTTTGGAACAATGTATCTTTTGCAACTTGCCCAACTTCTCTCTTGAGGTAAAGCATCAAGCGACGAACATTGATACGGTCAAGAGCTGATGATCTTTGTTGAAGAGTCTTTTGTCCGAAAACAACAAGGCCTTCGTTCGGAAATGAAGCGATTGGGTTAACGCCAACAGCATACAAATCATCTCTGTCCTTTGCGTCAAGTCTTTGTCTGGCTTGAACGACGGTAGGTCCAGAAGGTCCACCAAGTGAACCAAGTCCACCACGGTTAAACCCAGCAGGAGCAAACCATACGTCTGTCATTGAGTCAGACTTTGCCATTGCACCAAGTGCCGCGATTGAAGGTGGAACCCATACAAGTTCTGAACCTCCAAGTCGGTCTGTGATTTGTACCCATGGGTAGAAAGCGCAAGCAAAACTTGAGTCAATATTTCTTGTCTTGAGACTTGAAATGGCCGAAGTTACTGAGCCTCGTCTACTAGACTTGGTATCCGATGTATCAGCTTCAGCTTTTGGCTTATAGTCACCTTCAAGGTCAACAATAGCTAAAACATCTTGACGATTATCTGCAACGGAGATAAGCTTGTTTGTCAAGTGTGCTGCCTTAAAACCCGGCGCCAACAATAGATTGGCTGGTACTAACTCTTCATCTGCAATAGAATCTACTGCCATGTTGAAAGAGTTTGTAAGAGAGTCTGTAAGATTAGTAGCTGTACTGCTGATTAAGTCATTATTGAAGGGTTCAACCTCTGTAATATCAAGTCCATCAAAACCGCCAAACAGTGGCATCGCCCAGTTTGAAACCCCTAAGTTAAGAAGGTCTTCAACCGAACCGTTCTGATTGGCTGTGCTGTTTCCACTTGATCTATAAGCAGTGTTGAGCTTATGAGAACCTTCTGTATATTCTACTGTAACAGCTGAAGAGTCGATTACAAGCTCATCTAGTGAGAATGTAATTGAGTGTTCATAATCTCCGGTTGGAGCTAGATTGTTTGTTCTAACAGCTGCTGGTAGTCCTCTGAGATAATCGCAATAGTCGTTATCATGAAGACTTGAACTGTCACTAATCTTTGGTCGGATTCCATACATTGCTTGATAAGGATTCGAAGCATTTCCGTCTGTTCCTTTATTTCTCAACTGAAGTTTTGGCCAAGTGAACTTTACTGCGTAATCAGTAAGATTATGAGCAATAAAGTCGGTTGTGTGACTCTCTGTATCTGATGGGTCTCCATTTTCAACAAAAGCACCAGCAAAATCAGATCCAAGATCAAAAGATTTTGCACTAGTATCATTGTCCACTATACCAAAGCCTTTTGGCATACCGGGTCCCAAGAAACCAAACGGTAAAGCTGATTCCTTAGAAGGTAACACATCTGGCATTACGGCACGAATGTAGTCTGATTGGTTTGGATAATCTCCATACATTCTCCATCGTCTTTTTGACGAATCCCAAGTTTGATACATATCTCCAATTCTACGTGCGATAAAGTTAGCATTGTTTTCATCCATTGAAAGATTTGAGAATCTTTCCAAAGCATTTCCATCAATACTTCTCACAACAACATCAAATGTTGAGTAAGGATAAACCTCGGGGTTCGGTGGAAGGTTCAAGTTTTCAATTGAGATAAATACATTCTTTTGAATATCTTCTCCTTCTTGTAATGCCACAAACCTAAACATTTTTGGTTGCTTAGTAATGTCGTAGAGCGCTGAATCTCCATCATAGTTGGAAATTACCCACCCTGATGTTGCAGCTGCGTATCCTTCTTTCCGGTCCGCCCAGTTATCAGAACCACTTTCTAATGGAAGTAGGACGCCATATTGCTGACCAGCAGTTGTTGTTGTAACGTACGTCTTCAAGTGTCTTTCAAATGTTTCACCAAGCCAATAAGTTTTCAAATCATCATTAGCTGTTGTCCTACTGTTTGTTAGTGTAGGATTGGTATTAAATACTTTTCTGATGTAGTTTCCACTATTTCTGTTGAAGTTAAAAGGAGTTGTTTCATCCGTAACGCCATCAGCACCTA